AATTGGCGGATTGGGTAATGATGAAAGATATATTTTTAGGAAAGATTCCATGGTGATGGTGTGGGTTAATGGATGTTTTGATATTTTACACCGCGGCCATTTTGAAATGCTTAAATATGCGAAGTCCATAGGAGAACATTTAATTGTGGGAATAGATTCAGACAGTAAAGTCAGACGGGACAAGGGCCCCGAACGCCCCTTTAATTCGCAGGAAGATAGAAAGTTCGCTCTAGAGAGCATTCGATATGTAGACAAGGTGGTAATCTTTCATTCAAAGGGAGAATTAGAAAGCTGGGTTAAAGCCGTTCTTCCGACTTATATGGTTGTAGGATCTGATTGGCGCGGAAAAGAAGTGGTAGGAGAAGGGTATACACAAAAGGTATGTTTCTTTGATAGAATAGGAGACTATTCAACCACTAAAATTTTAGAAGGAATAAAATGAAATTAGTTGTGATCACCGGGTGTTTAGGGCTTATTGGTTCTTATGTTACGCGTCAGTGTTTAGAAAAAGGATGGAAAGTATATGGAATTGATTGGTGTACTTATGCAGCGAATGAAGAGTTTTTAGAAGAATTTAATCATAATCCCAATTTTACTTTTGTTAAAGAAGACATCGCGCAATTAAAATATTTGCCCGATTGTGATTATATAATTAATATAGCCGCAGAGTCGCATGTGGGAAACAGCATCGTAGACAGCACAGATTTTATTCAGACCAATGTGTTTGGAGTAAAGAATTTATTAGATCTCATTCGTAATAAACAAGGCAATGTAAGTGATCGACCGGTGTTTTTTCATTTTAGCACCGATGAAGTATATGGGGACATCACCTCTGGCGAGCACATAGAAACAGACATTCTTAAGCCTAGTAACCCATATTCAGCCAGCAAAGCTGCCGCAGATATGTTAGTTTTTGCGTGGGCAAGAACTTACGGAATTAAATATGTGATTTTACGCCCAACCAATAATTATGGAATCGGCCAATATCCCGAAAAACTAATTCCCGTGACGGTTAAATTATTAAAAAGAGAAAAGAAAATTAAACTTCATAATAAAGGAGAGCCCATTAGAAATTGGTTGCACTCCGATGATACTGCCGCAGCCGTGATTACTCTTATTGAATCTGGTATAACTGATGATATCTTTAATGTGGCCGGAGGCTTCGAACAAAAAAATATTGATACAGTCACCAAAGTATGCGAATGCTTTTTTCGTGAGAAAAGAGATTGGACAACATATTTAGATTTGTCCTTTGTCAGAGAAGGACAAGATGTACGCTACGCTTTAAACGATAATAAATTACGGTCTCTCGGTTGGAGACCACGAAAACATTTTGATGAAGAAATCAAAAAAATAGTTGAACACTATAAAAATACCTTTAAATGGTAAAGGAGAGAAAATGCAACTATCTAACCAAGCTCTTGGAGCAATTATGATGGCCCTACAAGAGTCACTAATGACACAAAACGACATAGTCCCAGTGTTACAGGGATTTGAATTGGAAGAGACAAACGAGGGGCTAATTGTAAAGAACCCCCCTACGATTCGCGTCTCTAACGACGAACAGATCACAAAGGAAGATTTAGAGAACCTGGCACGATAGATGCCTCGATACAGATATCAATGTAACGATTGCCAGGAGATTATAACTATTTTTCATGGAATTGAAGAAGGTTATGAAGATTGTAATAAATGCGAACAAAAGCAGACAATGAAAAAGCTTTTGTCGACACCGTTTATTATCAAAAGAGAAAGTGCGCTTGATGTTGATAGACCCGTGGGTGAAATAACCCATGAATATATCGATATTAATCGTGAGATTTTAGAGCAACAAAAAGAAGAAGCAAGGAAAAAGACAAATGAGCCGCCTTGAAATTATTTTATCCGCAATTTTATTTTTTTCAATTCTATTAAACATAGGATTGATAATGTATGTAAGAGGAGCAATAGTAAGATTACTATCAGTATCGGAGGAGTTGGGAGATCTCCAAGAAATGATTAATGCATTTACCCACCATTTAAAAATAGTTTACGAATTAGATACATTTTATGGAGACGAAACACTCCAGGGATTACTCCACCATGCGGCATCGTTCAACGAACAATTAGAGACATTTGAGTATATTTATTCTCTGACACAAGACCCCACATCAGAAGGAGACCCCGCTATAGATGACGACACCACCGAAGAAACGCAAGAAGAGAACAGCTAATTATTATTTTACATCTGTCCATGAACAAGCAATAATAAAATATACCAATACGGATTCACTTGAAGAAAGAACGGAACTCTATATTAAATATATTGGCCCAGCTTTAAATGAAATGGTAGACAAAATTGTATTTACCTATAAATTTACAAATTTACCCAATTGTGATTCATTGCGAGATGAATGTAAAATTTGGCTAATGACAATATTAGACAAATATGATCCAAATAAAGGCTCTAAAGCCTTTTCTTATTTTTCAGTTATTACTAAGAATTGGTTTATTCATAAAGTAAAAAGACAACAAAAACGCAACCGCAGAGAAATTGGATTTGAAATGCTTCCGAAGCGTTTTGAGGAAGAATTTCTCTCCACCGATGATTCATATTTAACGTATAGAGAAGAAGAAGAGTTTTGGGCCTTCTTTTTTAAAGAATTACAATCGTGGGATGAAAGCCAAATGAAAGAGAATGATTTAAAGGTATATAAAGCGATTAATATTCTTTTTGAATCAAAAGAGGATATTGATATTTTTAACAAAAAAGCTATTTACTTATACTTGCGAGAGATTACGGGATTAAACACAAAACAAGTGGTTAATTCCTTAAAAAAGTTTAGAAAGAAGTATACGATGTTTAAACAAGATTGGGAAAATGGATCATTATGAGCAAAAAAGATGTAGACACCTTAATTGACGAGGCCTTAAGTAATATTCGCAGCGATAGAAAAATTGCGAGAGAATTTCTTAACGAAGTCGCGAATCAAATTGCCACTGATCCCACTCAAAATAAATATTTAAGCCCGGTAGCAGCCAAGCATGTGGAATCACTACAACGCTCTAATGAACAATTGGTGAAAATTATTGGCTTGCGACAGAAAACTGTCAAGCGCGGTTTTGAGTTATCGGATGATGATAAAAATAATCTTTTTGATATGATTCAAGGAGACTCTATTAATGAGTAAAGAGTTTTTTGAGTATGGAAGTTTTTCTAATGCGACTGCTGCACTTGATTTATATACCAACGCTATTAAAACATCCCTGGGAAGAAAGTATAATGTTTATGGAAAAAACAATAAACAAACCATCTTTCCTGCGCGCTTACTCACCGATCCTTTAACAATTGAGGATGCCGTCGCTAGCGGTTTTTTTAATTCCACAACACTTAAAAAAATTGCCGCTTTTTTCCCATCTAAAACAAACTTATTTATATTTAAAGGAAGAATAGAAGGACCAAATTCTCCTCATATTTTTTTACCAGATCCCTGCAGCCTTCCTTATGCAGAGGACCAGGAAAAAACGGCACAATTAATTTCTATGCACACCACTTTTGTATCTACCGCCGGGTCGGTGGGTGACTCAATTAAATTAGGTGATGTGGCTAACGTACGTTTAAATAAAAGTGCGTTTTCTTATAATTTAGAATATGGAGAATTTGTAGGCTCGGTAAACAAATCTACCGGCGCCCAAAATAATGAGAAAGTTCAAGCATGTCAACAATTATCAGATTTATTTTCTAAGTTTCAATTCTCTGCATTGGGGTTCAGTTTTTTATCGGATCTTTTAAATGTGGATGGCGCCTCCCTATTGAGTGTGAAAGACTATAGTGGAATGAGCAATGTAATTATTGAATATTATGAGAAGATCAATACTCACCCCTCCTTTAATAATAGCAGGCTAATAGGTGGTCCTCCATCGGCTGGCGTGCCAGGCATTGTTAGTCAAGAAGTGGGCGCCTGGGAAGGGCTTAGAGGAACTCAAGGCGCCACAATGCTTCGTAAATATGAACAATTGTTGGGCAATCCGACTAATTATTATCCGGGACAACCATGGTCAGCAGCGTTTATTTCATATGTGATGAATACTGCCGGCACAAGCTTTCCGACCGCCGCATCGCACTATAAATATACATCCCCTCAATTTACTAATAGAATGAACGGCGCCACTAGTGGATGGGTAACATTTTCGGTACAGGAAAAGGTTCAAATTGGAGTAGGGGATGTATTGGTTAAACCACGCTCAGGAGATTATTACTGGTCGCACGGAGATGTGGTATTTCGTATTCAGGGAAATGTTGCTTATTTAGCGGGCGGAAACTTAGGTAATACTGCAAAAATTGCCGGCAGTATCCCCCTAAATGCTGATAGAACTTTAGCATCTCCAGGTCCATATTTAATTGTGAATAAATTTTTAGGATAATGAAGGAAAAAGCAATATTATGAAAGAATTTTTTGATGCTGCGTTGTTTAGTACGGCTGCCTCCGCAATCGATTTATACGGAAATATGATTCGCGAAGGAATAAAATATGATATTTTTGATGGCAAAGAGGTTTTTAAAGCCAGAGTTTTAACCGATCCTATGAAGCTTGATAATAAGAATGCGAGTGCTTTTTTCTCTTCCGATACTATTAAATTACTAGCGGGAATGGGCTCCGCAGATGGTGGTCAGAAATTTATTTTTAAAGGAAGAATAGATGAGTTGATATCGCCCCATGTGTTTTTGCCGGATCCTTGTAGTGAAGCTTATGCAGATGATGAAGAAAAAGTAGCTCAACTAATTTCCATGCACACCACTTTTATAGCGCCGGATTCGACGGCTCAATTTCCTGTTAAAATTGGAGACTTAGTAAATGTAAGATTAATGGATAATATATTTTCTTATAATCTCCAGTGTGGGGAATATGTGGGACTTGTAAACGAATCGACCGCGGCCCAAAATAATGAAAAAAATCAAGCATGCCAAAACTTATCGGATTTATTTGCCTCCACCAAGTTTAGTTTTACTTCATTAGGAAACATAAGCTTCTTTGCTACATCGGCGGAAGGAGCCCCATTGCAAAGTTGGAGCAGTAGCGATGGATACGTATTGATCACTCCCAAAGAAGGGGTCATTGGCACGCCGACGATTGAAAATTTTATTAATCAATTCCGGCGCCAGATACCCGCTACACAAATTCCCGAAATAATTATAACTTCGGGCCACCGGACCGCCTCCGCCCAGGCCGGCGCCTTAGTGACGAAAAGAAGCGCTAATGGATGTAATTCAGCTATTTCATCCATCCCAGCCGCCAGTCATCCCTGTTATCCGATTTATAAACTTTATGGTAATAAAACTTTAATAATGGAAGTTTTAAATGTTCCCAATACCAAAGAAGCTATGACTGCTGTATACGAAAGACAAATGAGTCAAGGAAATTATAGCTCTGGCCACATGAGCGGGAGAGGGTTGGATTTACGTACAACCGGTATGCTCGATTCGACGCAAAGGCAGCTAGTCATGTCGGCCGCGAGATCTATAGGAGCAAAAGCAAATTATGAAACCGACCCGCCGCATATTCATATAGGAATTCCTAAATCTTTTAACCCTGCGAGCGCAACCCCGTCGGTGACCGCTACCAGTACTGCCGTACCAGATCCTGGCGTTGAGCCAGAGGACGTGGGATAGAAAGCTAAAAACGATAAGAGAGAAAATGGCTAAAGAAACAAAAATATATACTCAAGATGATATGACCGAGATGGAGAAGCTTGTTCCTACCATTGAGGAAGAAATGGAAACATTTGGGATGCACATTCATCAAGTCCCAAGTGATAAAGGGCCTTTTGGAACCGACACACCTGAACCTCGAATAAAGTATAAGAAAGCTCGTAACGAAAGAGTAATAAAAAAGAAAAATGCTTGGATTACTTTAGGGACTGACCGTCCTGCTGGAGTAGATTCGGGATATGGAGGCCCTGGCGCACAACGAGTCAACAGGATAGATCTGGTAGTAGGGCGCATGTCCTCAGTCCAGCAAAAATCCGGAACACGTGTGGATAATAGTTTCACGGCAGATGCCGCTAGAATTTATATAAGTCAAGGGACGAAATTAGATGAAGAATTTGGTATTGCCGAAGGAATGGTAAAAGCTGCAGACATTGAAGGTCATTCGGGAATTGCTATTAAAGCCGATGGAGTGAGGGTAATTGGAAGAGAAGGGATTAAATTGGTGACAGGGTTTGATACAAATCATGATGAAAAGAACTCCCGCGGCGGAAATATTAGTCGCGCCAACCCTCCTATCGAGCTTATCTCTGGTAATAATACAGAAAGTTATGAGATGCCTCGTTATGATTCTCCAACAGAGATTAGACTCGAAACAATTAATTATCTTCAACCGGTAGCAATGGGCGACAACACGAGAGAAGCGCTCACAGAACTAAGCACTATTATTGATCAAATATGGGATGCATTAAATTCCATAATTTTAGAGCAAAATGCCATCAATAGTGTTATCGGAGTAAACGCCGGCGCAATTGCTCGATTGGCCGGGATTCCTGCGACAAGCCCTCATGCATTTACAATTTATGGCCGCGCAACTAGCACAATGTGGAAAGCGAGAATAAATAAAATGCTATGGGATATTTACTACTTAAAGCCTTACGGCTATAGATATATCTGTAGTAGAAATGTGTTTACAACGTAGTTATAGATAAGGTAAATAAATGGCACAATCAAAATTTTTAAAATATCAAGATAAAGACGGTAATGGCTTAATAGATGTTTGTGATGATGTCGTAACAATTCCAGCCGCACAAAACTGTCCTGATTGTTTAAAAGATCCAACTGCCCTTACAGTAAATTGGAAAACTCGAACCAAAGAAGAGCCGTTCTTAAACCAAAAAATATGTGAATATCAGGTTACGATTGAGACATCATATACAACAACGGCTGATGATGCGATTCTCGAAGAAATCGCCGACGGAGTTTTGGATTCTGATGCGGCCGAAGAATCCCTTAACGAAAGATTTGAGGAGTATTCCAATGAAGCAATAGAAGCATTATTAGAATATTATGAAAAAGATGATTCCGAAACCTCTCGTTTGGCTATTAAGTCAGTTATTCACTGGGATGCGCTTACAGCTTATGATTTAGATCCACGTCCCAGTTCAAGATTAAAATTACTTTATTCGGTACCATATACTGATTTAAATGCGCTGGATGATGCGGAAGACGAAGAAGACACTGAAGACGAGGGGGACGAGATCGAAGTCTCGTATGAGCCTAGTGATCTAGAAATTAAATTAATTCATCTCAGAAAAGGGTTGCAATTATATAGCAGATATCAAAAAGTGTATACAGCCGTTGATGGCGGAAGTTTATATTATGAAGACTTCGGCGCCGATGTAACATTTTCATTAGATGATTATGGAGACGCAGGCCTTATTTCAGGAAGATCTATTTTGGGCAATATTATTCCCCAACTAGATGGCTTTTTAAATCAAAAAGGATATGATATCCCCTTCGCCGGAAAGCCATTTGGCGGGATCGGACTCGACAAAGTTGTACAACTTGATTTTAAATTTACGCCAGAATATGAATTAAAGAAATTAACCATTTATACTCAAGGGTGCGGTGAAAAACCAATAATCTTTTCGAAGAAATTAGCGCCATTAAAGAAGAAATCGGCGTTTAAAGACCGTACCGCTATGGCATATTTGGCACAATTAGATGCAATGGATCAAGATTTAACCGCAAGAGAACCAGCACCATGGTTAGAATTTGTAATGGAATATACTTATCCTCAATTGTATTCGACGGTTAATGCAGGATATGCAAACACAGATCCTGTAAACTCGGTAGGCAGTTGTATTGCAGACGCTTTAGCCGAAGAAGGAAAACAATTAGGTCAAGATATTTTAGATGAAGTGTTTAGTATTGGAGATGCGGTTGCATATGCATTCCGGAATTCCGTTTGTCAAACCGATCTCAAGAAAACATTAGAAGATTTAAAAGAAATGGACGGTCATTTGTCAAAGATGGCAAAAATGCAAGTATATGCTTCTATTAAAGATGAAGATCCAATATTTGAAAAAATATGTCTACAACTCATCACTACCGGCACGACCGATTGGGGCGGTGGCGGCGGGGCCGATGGTTTTTGGAAAAACATTTTTGATCCTATGAAAAAATGTGGGCTATTTGATCTTCTTTTGGGCGCCATGGAATGTTTGTTTGCTGGACTTTCACTTGAGGAGGCTCTAGCAAGTATTTGCAAATCCGCATTGCGTGCCATGGGAACAGAATACTTAGGTGATTTATTTGTGGGCCTACCTCCCGATAAGCAAGCGGAATTAAATGATTTAGTTCAAAAGAAGCTAGAATCGGGCGAACTGTTTGACAAAGCCTCCAACGATTTTGCTTATACAGAAAAAGCAAATGCAGAACCAGATGAAGGAGAATCAGTAGCAGATGCCGCAACGGCCGCAGAGGATCCTCCTTTGGTTGGCAAAATTGAGTTTAAATCGCCCGATAAAATTGCCGAAGAAGAAAGAGAGGCCGCCAAAACGGGCACCTCTACATCACGAACATTAGCAGTAGAATATGATCTGGAGACAGCCGGAGTGATTCCTGGCCAGTCAGCAGATATCGGCTCTGCCGAGACCGCAATAGGCGCCCTCAATAATAAGGTAGTTATTGAAGCATATATAATTGCGCTTTTAGAGATGTATCAGGACAAATATTTGGAATTACTAGATATGCTTAATAAGTATCCAGGCGCTCAATTGATAAAAACGATTATAGCCACTTTCCAATGCCCAGTTCCATCTTTTAAGCCGGATATTGCCGATTTTATTAAAAGCATTCAATTGCCATTTTGTCGCGACAAAGTTCCAATCACTTTACCCCGACTTTTCAATCCAATGGAATTTGATTGGAGCATTTTTAAACTCATTTTTGAGCTTATTAAAGCAAAAATTTATGAAGCAATCATTAATATTTTAATGATGTTGATGTATAAGCTTTGTGAATTAATAGGAAATGCAATATGTAAGGCTCTTGAGACAGTAGGAGATATTGCCGGCTCGTTGCCCGCCATGGTGACTGGGCGTACTACCTTCGCGGATGTGGTGCGCGAATCCATTTGTGGAGAAGACGCAGACGAAGAACAAATCAATGATACAATTGTAGATATGGTAGCCACTCTGGGCGTCGGTGGTGCAGCATTAGCAGACACCGATCAAGTAATGAGCTTCACCGAAGACCTTTCTGCAGCCACCACAAGAAGAGAATTAATGTCAGCATTTCTTGGAGATCCATCTAATGAATTCATATCTATTGTCGGAACCATTGTAGGGTATGAATATCCTGATTATGAAGCTGCTTTAAGCAATCCTCAGAAAATTGGAAGATTTTTTAAGAACATGGGCAACTTGATGCCAGCAGCCTTCAAAGATCATATGTCAGACTTTGTAAACTCTCTTCCCGATCAAGATATGCTCCCGGCCAACCCCACTTTGTGTGCTACACCAGAACAACTCGATAATTTTAAAGAGCTTCGTTGCCAACTATTAGACGGCCGCGCAACCAAAGAACAGTGCGATCAGATGTTTGACAATCTTCAACGAGGAATGGTAGCAGATTTGGACGACCTAGGAAACGTGATGCAGAACTTTCCTCAATTTTTAGCTGATAGGATGCCGCCAGTTATGTCGGCTCCCGGTTGTGATGATGGTTTTGTTCCTTATGAATCGGAGGAGGCAGCAAACGTTGCCACTTCCAATTTAAGTAATGAATTAGAGCAGCTAAAACTAGACTTTTCTTATGATATGTTGGGCAATGGTCCCGGGATGGCTAATTGGGGATTTATCAATATGATCATGTCGGATACGATGGGCAAGCCCTTTACGGCTCATAAAAGAAAATCGTTTTTCATGAACCGCAGATACGTTGATTTTTATGTTAATTTGGNNCAGANNGACNNCANNGACGACCCNACCGNNGCGATGGACTTTGCGGATGTATGGCGCCAAAGAGGNGCCTANCCTNAGAAGATAGCAGATTGGTTAGAAGAAGATTTAAAAACAAAAGCTTCCGAAGGGATAGAATTTACTTCATTTAATGATGTTCAATATGATGAAATCTTTAGCAAGAAATTTGAGGATTTTAATATTTCTAACTTTCGTGGAAGCCCCCAACATTTGTTAATGCTACCGGATTTAGGATATAATGTGGTGAGAGGAGTGGACATTGAAAATGAAACTATCACTTTTACGAAAAAAGCACGCAAAGCTACCCCCGATGCTACTTTAACCTTTTACGACAACGGACAAGGAGATGCAGACCGCGAGGATGAAGGAGGATCATTTATTTCTGGTTTTGAAATGAAGATGTATCTCTCGGACATAGAACAATCNGGAAGCACTTATGTGAATAGATATGATGATAATGTCCGCATATTAATTGATGAAATAATAAACACCGCAATGATGCCCAATCCTTATAGTACGTACGAAAANGATGACNATAAAAAGAAAGACAGAAAAGCCGACGGGCCTCTTATGAACCGTCAATATGAATTTTTAGCCGTTGACGATACGTTAAGTGAGATTGATACTAGCACTTACACCGAGTTTCTTTCGGCTTTTGAGGCGCAACAAAGTTATGCACCGCAAGTCATTTTATTAAAAGAAATACTAAATGAGCAAGGATATAGCTATAGCAACAGCGCCATTAAGACCTTATATGATGATTTTATGTCTGCCGCCATGACAGAACTTGTGACTACGGTATCTGAGAATAGTGGCTCATTTGAGTATGGCGCTGTGTTTGATGATCTCACTGCTGATGACATTGCATACGTGGTAAAGTCCGGACAAACTGAGTCTGGTGGCGATACTGAATATTTTGAGGCCCAAGTAGACGATGGAGACGGTGGTACCCGAGATATTAAAAATGATGATCAAATTCTTGGNATTAGTAGAATGCAATATAAAGTGGGAGAAGAAGATAGCCGTGTAATTTATCTTGATCCGATCCAATTCGGAGGCTCNTATATGAACCCNCCTCTTTATATTAANCCCCTACAAAANAAAGGCTGGCTTGGCTTTATAGATGTTATGTTTCCCGAAATTAGTCCTTGTAAACCATTTAGAACTGATTTAATTGATTTTCAAGACATTGATGATGAAATTAGCGCAGCTTATCAAACAATTCCCGAAGATGAAAGGTTATTGTCTGATCCAGATTGTGTNGTGGAAAANCCATATAATCGTATTCTCGAACGACAGGCAGCCGCAGGAATTCAGGGATTGATCATGGCCGCCATTAGAATTTATGTTAGCACCCATTTTATGAAATCCATAACCACCTTTACCACCTTTTATCCTAAGTTCCCAGAAACNTTTAGNTCNATGTATGCTTCTTATATTATCGAAGTCATGGAAGAGAGCTTTAAAGATGCGCAAAAAGCCGGCTGGGAATTTTTTAATCCGTTTAAAGATGAAGAGTTCTGGTATGCGTTTTTAGAACAGTCGGTACAAATGTATGCACGCCGAGTAGATAGTGGAGATATAGAAAATCCCTCCCCCTCTGCGCTAAACGCATGCATAGAACTAAATGATCTCCAGGAAGGCTATCATTATCCTTTTAGGCCTGATTTAAAAGAAGAAAAAGAAGACGGTTCGGTAAGCTTCTTTAAGACGTTAAAGAATTATCGAACTGAAAAGGGCTTAGAAGCAGTGCAAGAAACAGAAGATCTAGCTAAATTGGTTCTTAAAGAATTGGTAATAGAACAATTAGAGAATATGGGTGAAAAATTTATTGAAAATTTAGCAATTATAGGTGTCACTCCAACAATTTATAATTTAGATTTTTATTTTCTTACGAATTTAGCCCAAGGAGGGATAGACCTTGAACTAAACAGGGGAATTAAAGAAGAAACTGTTGAATTTAGCGAAGGAGAAGGAGAAGAATTCTATACCTCCGGAGGCGAATTATATGTTTCAGAAAAGGTAGACGAAAATAGTGAATATGAGCAGGGCGACGAGTATGTGGGTTATTATCATGCCACGGAAGATGAAGATGGAAATCTCCAGTATATGGCCGGCGAATTTCATCATGAAGATGATCATGATATATTAAAGCCATTTGCTAGCAAAGTAACATTACCTATCGGAGATATTGAAGAATATGAATATAATCCTGGCACTTCTACCACACAACCCTTTGTAATAGAAAAATATATTTCCATTAACGGAACCAAATATGCACCTTCTGATGCCAAAGAAGTAATCATGTCTAATGATTATTCTCTTAACATCTCGGATGTCTATCCGGGCACCCTAGAGATAGTAGAGGACGCCAATGGTGAAGGAGTAGGAACAGAAGGAGAGTTGGGGGTACGATATGGTCTACAATTTTCGTTATATGTAGGCGCAACTAAGGTGGAAATTACTTCTGTAGAAGTAGATTCATTGGACTTGGCTATCGGACAATTTGCACCATTTGAAGGAGATAGCAAGCTTTTACTATGCTTAATAAATCTCTTGACCGCAGACAATAAATTTAGATTGATTACTCGATATATCTTCCCACTAAACAAAATGACAGCACTGATAGCAATTTATAATGATTTAGCGTTCTTAAAGTCGATTGGCGAAGTAACAGTAGAAGTGGGAGCCTATAGATCCGCGAAAGCCGATATTGATAAAAAGCCCGGATCGTATATCGATAGTGTGGATGAAACGACGGGCATTCCTATTGTCAATCCCGGCGCGGATGGATGGACCAACGTTGCGGATCGCGATAGAATTCCTACACCCTTTGTAAGAACATGGGAAGAATGGGATAAGGTTTTGTTGAGAAATTCAAAGAGCAGAATAAAAAGGCTGTTCAAAAATCACTATAATTCTAGAGATTTTACGCCCGGCGACCTAGATAAAGATGCTAAAATTGGAAAAATTCTCCTAAATGAATTAAGAGAAAGGTTTAAGCCAGCACCCGGTAGAAATCTGCTTCCCTGGTGGAAGGCAAGGATGCTTCGAACAAATCCGTTCAATGCTGACGAAGAATTATGTGAAAATAGTGAATAGAAGATAATTATAAAAAAGGTATAAAACATGAATGCTTTTGGAGTAGCACTACCATTACAAAGAGATTCGGCCGATGGCTTTGTAATGATTAAGACTATTAAAACATTAATTAAACAAAATTTAAAAATGCTCTTATTAACAAATCCCGGCGAAAGAGTTATGGCACCCAGTTTTGGAGTTGGGATAAAGCAATATTTATTCCAGAATTTTGGGCACAGTACTCCAGCCGATATTGAAAACAAGATTAGAGAACAAGTAAAAATTTATATGCCGGCAATCAATATTCAAGAAATTAGTTTTGGACGCACTGATCCGGATAGCAATACACTAGGCTTTTCTATAGTATATTCGATTCCCAATATCAATATAAAAGATTTCTTAGAATTTACTATTTAAAAGTGAGGAATTTTTATGTCTAATGAACAGAAAAAAATAGTACCCATTGATTATACGCATAGAGACTTTAGTTCTATAAAAGAGGACTTGGTCCAAATAGCCGAACGATTTTACCCCGATAATTTTCAAGATTTTAGTGAAGCATCCTTTGGATCTTTGATGTTAGACGCGGTCGCATACGTAGGAGACCAGTTATCATTTTATATAGATTACAATGTAAATGAATCTTTTCTAGATACAGCTTACCAATATAATAATGTCCTGCGTCATGGCCGTGCTTTGGGATATAAGTATACTGGGCGCCCATCTACATATGGAAAAGTGGCTCTATATGTTTTAGTACCCGCCTCCGCGGCCGGTTTGGGCCCAGACACAGATTATATACCGATCCTCAAGCGAGGCAGCCGGTTTACATCAGAAAATGCTTTAAATTTTGTGTTAATTGAAAATGTAGATTTTGCCGATCCGAAAAACCCTGTGGTGGTTGCACGAGTAGACGGGACAACTGGAGCCCCTACCTTTTATGCTATTAAGGCTTATGGGAACGTTGTTTCGGGATATTTCGGTCAAGAACAAATAACTGTGGGCGCTTTTGAAAGATTTATGAAAGTAAAGCTAAAAAATTCAAATATCACCGAAATCATTTCAGTGATGGATACCCAGGGAAATGAATTTTTTGAGGTGGATTATCTTTCTCAAGATATTGTATTTAAAGAGATCCCTAATAATAATTTTAAAGAAGACAACGTACCCTCCGTTATTAAACCCTATTTGGTTTCTCGAAAATTTGTTATCGAACGGAATAAAAACAAGACCTTTCTACAATTTGGAAGTGGAAAAACGGGAGAAACTAATGTAGTCGCAGAGCCTCAATCAGTTGCTTTGGATATTTTTGGAAAAGATTATGTCACCGATATGACGTTTGATCCCACCAGGCTTTCGAGAAATGAAAATTTGGGAATTGTACCATCGAATACAACATTGACGGTCGTATATCGAGTAACCAATCCGACCAATTCAAATGCTGCAGTCGGCTCTCTCAACACTGTTTCTCACGCCATATCTGAATTTAAAAACAGAGATCTTTTAGTTAGCTCTACCGCTCAAGGTGTAATCGCATCGGTAGAGGTAATAAATGAAGAGCCTATTGTGGGGGATGTTACAATGGCATCCACCACGGAACTAAAAAGAAGGGTTTATGATACATTCCCTACTCAAAATCGAGCAGTAACGCAAGCGGATTATGAAAATGTAGCTTATAGACTGCCCCCTAAATTTGGTTCCGTAAAAAGATGTTCAGTACAGAAAGATCCGGATTCGCTCAAACGTAATTTAAACATGTATGTGGTGTCTGAAAATCAATTTGGCAAATTAACTAAAACCAATTCCACTATTAAAAATAATTTAAAGACTTGGTTAAATCATTATAGAATGATTAACGATACAATTGATATCTTAGATCCTTATATTCTTAATTTGGGAATTGAGTTTATTGTGCAACCTACTGCGGCGGTGGATAAATTTAGTTTGTTAAATGCATGCGTAAAAAAATTAGAGAAGAAATTTTCACCCACCTTTTATATTGGAGAACACTTTTTTATAAGCGACGTATATCAAGAATTAAAAAACGTTGAGGGAGTTTTGGACGTATTAAAAGTAAAATTAGTTAATAAGACCGGTACAAATTATTCAGGGGTACAATTAGATATAAACTCTAATTTATCACCTGATGGTAGTTATTTAATCATTCCCAAAAACGTGATACTTGAAATCAAATATCCTCAAACTGACATCAAAGGAAAGATTAGATAATGGGAATCAAAAGATATTTAGCCGATGCCGATAATACTATCGTTAATGCATATCGACAAAATCTAAAAACTCGTGGTACGGGCGCCAATATGGGTGCAGCCGACGTAGTGGAGACATTTTCTATTTATGGAAGAGTGACTACGAGTTCGGCTGGATTATCTCGAATTTTAATGAAATTTCCCATTTCTGATATCTCCACTGATCGCGATAATGCTGTTCTGCCCGCGAGTGGCAATGTGAGTTATTACTTGCGGATGTTTAATGCGAAGCACTCTAAGACAGTTCCCACAGATTACACACTTGTTATGTTGGCTGTATCTCAATCTTGGCAAGAGGGGATAGGATTAGATCTAGAAGACTATAAAGATCTTACTTACGGCAATGAAGGTTCCAACTGGATGAGTGCCTCTAATACCGCTTATTGGACTGACAACAATGGCACGCTATTAGCCGGCGGATCTTATCACACAGGAAGTAGCGATACGGAAACTTTTATATTTACCCAGTCTATGTCGACCGGGCTTGAGAATGTAGAGGTAGATATCACCCCGTTGGTAGAACAATGGATTGCAGGAACCTATGATAATTATGGCATAGGGGTTCATCTGTCTGCCAGTTATGAGGCATATGAATCAGGCTCGGCCAATGATGTGGTGTCACGAATGCCGGGTGAATTGGCGCTTGATGCAGAAGACGATACCCAAAGTGTGATTTATAATCCTAGCGGATCTACAATTTCTTATTTCACCAAACGATTTTTTGCTCGTGGAACACAGTACTTTTTTAAACGACCTGTAATAGAGGCGCGCTGGAATGATCGCGTAACCTATGATCGGGGAGAATTTTTTTATAGCAGTTCTTTAGCTCCCGCGGCCGACAACCTCAATACTCTATATTTATACAACTATGTAAGAGGGAGACTTAAGGATATTCCTGGTCTCGGTACTGATAAAAGAATTTATGTTAGCATTTATTCTGGATCTACCGGAGGCTTTTACAAAGGTGGCGATGGTGACGACGTACCCCCTTCTAATACTCCAGTTTCGGGAACAACCGGAAGCGTTCAGATTCTATCGGCGGATAACAATGGGAATGTTAATACGACTAATTTATTAGTTGTCACGGGGGGGATTGTTTCCACCGGAATTTATAGTTGTTCGTTTGCATTTACTGGTTCCGATGATGTTTATACCATTTATGATGTGTGGTTTACCGGCAGTGATACTGTTACTTCGGCAAATGATGCATCGGCTCAATATTTTACTGGAACCATAAAACCTATGAAGGTTAACGCGCGCCAAACCAATGATCATCCAATTTATTATTTAAATGTTACCAACCTGGAAACAAAATATCCATCCAACCAAACCGCGCGCTTTAATATACATATAAGAAAGAAGTATTGGAGTCCTAATATTTATACGGTGGCTAATTCTACAGTGCCTACTGATACAATTCCTAGCGCCTCCTACATGGTATATAGAACTCTTGACGCTCTAAATGTTATTCCTTATGGTACGGGAAGCGAACTCCATACAGGTCTTTCTTATGACGTTTCGGGGAATTATTTTGATTTGGACATGAAATTGTTAGAAGCTGGCTATGAATATGCATTTAAATTTTCATTTTATAATCAAGAGCTTAATAGCTGGACAGAACAAGAACAGGCATTTAAGTTTAGAGTAGAAGATTATGAGTATTAAAAAACTTTTTGATAAAGACATTAAATCTAGAAACTATCTCGCTGATACCACTGAAAAAGAAGCTTTTGAAGAAGTAGAGTCAGCCGATAATGTAAGAGAGATTTATGAAAAACAGCAGACATTTGTTCCGCCAGTTGACTATTCGAAACCCGAAAATTTTGTAAAATATGGGTCCGCCTATCTTTATTATAAATCTGCTATAGAACGAATAATCGATTTTTATCCTTATGATGGTTCTGATGCGGAGATGAATGAATTTTATAATAATTCTCTCGACATCGAGAAATATATTTTTAATAATTTATATCCGCGGACCCATGGGCATATTAAACTTAGCTCTGCCGGGTGGGGCTCTCGTAGTGGATCGTTACTAGATGGTTATGGCCTTCCGGAAGATTTAGAATATATTGATTTTAAAGGCGGCCCGAACACCATTAGCGCCACTAAAACCGCTAAATTATTTAAAGACCCCCATTCGTCCAATCCCGAGTTTGCTAACATTTATGATACCGATATCTATGTAAGCGCCGGATTACCCGCAGGTTATGGAACCGGCTCCCGAGAATCTAATTTAAAGGCAGATTTTGATAAGGGAGTCACCATTGAGTGTTGGGCCAAAACTGGCTCAATAACCCTTGCCGACACTAATAAACAAATCCTTGTCGATATTTGGAATAATGAACTATCTTGTAGCGCCTATGATCCTGAAGGCACCGCCGGCGCAAATCCCAATCCTCACTATGGAAGAGTCACAATAGCCTTTGATGGCACCGCCGGCACCGCCGCAACTGCAACAATTATAGGAAATGCATCTTTGGATGACGCAACTGGCACATCTTTGATATTGGTAAATGCTGATGCATCAACTGTAACATTTACTACGGACCCCACTCTCAACTTCGGCGATGTCACCGCCGACACTGGCGACACCGCGTCTACAGCAACAATTGTAGGAACCGCCGCTTTGGCTGCCGAAAGCGGCACAGATTTTAAATTGGTAAATGCTGATGGAACAGTTATAACATTTACTACGAACGCTACCAAGAACTTTGGCGATACGGTCGATGAAACAGCGTCACCCTTCACTGTTAACACCGGAGGGTCGTTTTCGTCAGATGGAATCAGGAAGGCCACACAGGCACTCTGGATATCTTGCAAGGCGGCAATAGACGCTGGCGAATTAGACATGACGATTAGTCCCACCACTGTTGACACCATCGCTGATGGATCACAGGTGAATTTTACATTAACTCAAACTACTGGTGGTACTGCTGGCAATACAGCAATAACTTTAATAACTGGTGTTACAGCCGATGGCGAAACTGCTTTTACTGGCGGAGTCGATCAACAGTGGAGAGTCAACACCAGAGATATCAGCGGAGGTTCTGAGGTCAGAAAGGCTACACAAGCATTCTGGATTGCATGTAAAGGAGCCATCGACGCGGGCGAATTAGACATGACGATTAATCCTACTACTGTCGCTCCTATCGCTTCCGGTCAAGAATATTTTACGCTAACTCAAACTACTGCTGGTACGGCTGGCAATACAGCAATAACTTTAATAACTGGTGTTACGGCCGATGGCGAAACAAACTTTACTGGCGGCACGCGCGCCACTCCCTTTAGAATTTCAGCCCAATCGGGGGCAGTCGGAATTAGTGAACAAGTAATTGGAAATAATATTGGAGTTGATACCTTTGATGATTGGAAACATTATGCTTTCGTAATGCACAATACAGGTAGTAATTTTATTACTAAATTATATGTTAATGGAAGAATAAATGATATTAATACCGTCGTTGGGACGACAATTAATGAAATTAATTCTAAAAATATGGTGGGGAGACTGGGCGCCCTTTTGACAGCCCCCTCTGGATCGGCCGCCACTTCACAACAGACTCAAACTTTGAGCCTAGGCGCCGGCAAATTTAATGGCTCTATTGATGAATTTAGATACTGGAAAGAGGCCCGCTCCGGTAAAGATATTGGCAAATATTGGTTTACACAGGTAAGAGGAGGAACGAACACTGACCTTGCCAACACCACATTAGGGGTTTATTACAAATTTAATGAGGGGATAACAGGCACCTCTACCACAGATCTGACCGTTTTAGATTTTAGCGGCCGTTTGTCTAATGGAACATGGAAAAATTATGTAGCTACTGGACGCTCTACCGGATCCGCAATTTTGGAGGCGACTGCTTCTATAAGTGAATATAAGGATCCTATTATTTATGCTCATGATCCTAACGTGACTTCTTTAAAAAACAACCTATTAGAGAGTGGGTCTTACCATGATAGTACGCATAATTCTTTTATAGATTTGGTACCAAATTGGATTATTGATGATATCGAAGTAAGACAAATAACGGATCTGAAGGTAATTGCGCATATAATGGGGGCTTATTTTGATAAGATTCACATGTGGATTTCTCAAATTCCAACATTTAAAAATAATCTTTATACTAGTGCTTCTTACGAACCACCACCGTTCTCTCAACATTTGCCGCAGTCGTTGGGTCTCTATACCCCTCAAATCTTTGTAAATTCTCATGTGTTAGAAAGATTTTTAAATCGTGATAAAGATAGTAAATTTGAAGGCGATTTAAACGAAACTAAAAATTTAATTTATCTCAATTTATATAACAACTTGACAAATATTTTTAAAGCCAAGGGCACTCAGAAGGCGATTAGAAATGTTTTTAGATGTTTTAATATTGATGAGAGAATAATCAAATTAAATACGTATGCCAATAATAGTGTCTATACTCTAACTAACAATTTACAACAAACTCTTGTTAGAAAGTCTTCCCTCAATTTTAATACCGGGAGCAACACCCCGGGCGTCGTATATCAAGCTTTAAGTTCTTCTAATCCTCAAAGCCAAGGATACATATCGGGATCTAATAAGGTAGGCTATGAAACAAAATATGGCTTTACAGTGGAAGCAGATGTTGTATTTCCTCGTTACCTTTTTAATCAAGGAACAGTAGATAGAAACGTCACAGAGGTATCTTTGTTTGGCGCCTATACTGTGGATACAGGAAGCGCTGGCTCTAAGACCGGAACTGACACGACCTGGGGTGCATATAGTTCCGATTTGGCCGCGGCATTCCCGGGACAAATCACTGGAAAGGGCCAGCCAGATTTGGCAAATTTCCAAGTCTATGCGGTTAGAGATGTTCGGGGATCAAAAAATGTTCGTTTTAAATTATCTTCCTCTAACTATCCTTATTATATCCCTGAATTAACCAGCAGCACTTTTTTTAGCGTCTATGATCATACTCATTGGAACTTTTCAGTAAGAATAAAGCCTAGTAATTATCCCTTATTGGGAGTTGTTTCTGGATCTGATGCGGGATCGGCCGGTTCAGGTTTGGATGGTTATGCTTATGATTTAGTTTTCCAAGGAATAAATAATGAATTAGGAGTCACACGTGATAGTTTTGTTGTGACAGCATCTTTGACTAAAGATGTGGGAACGAGTATTTTATGTTCTTCTAAGAGGCTTTATGCCGGCGCTAGAAAAATAAATATTACTGGCGCTACTTTGAATCACTGCGATGCCTTGATCAGTTCCGTTAGATATTGGTCCAAATATATTGATGATAATTCTTTAGAGTTACACAATAACGATATCAACAACCGAGGAGTATCAGGATCATATCAAAACTTCGGCTTTCTCGACCCCAATATTTCTGGTAGCAATGATGTGAGCAATCTTAAATCTTTGGTTTTAGATTGGAATTTTAATCAAGTTACAGGATCTGACGCCGAGGGTGGTTTTTATGTTACCGATTTTAGTTCGGGCTCAAGTACTATTAGAGACAATTATAGTTGGGTAGGGAAGCTGGCAGGCTATCAATATTTTGGCTCCGGGTCGGGCTTCTGGCCTGGCTCTACCGATATAGTGCATCAAGAAGCCGTTAACTCATATAAGTTTGTAGACCCTGAAAAAGTAATTTCTTCGGACATGGTTCAGGTTTTGACTGAAGATGATAAATTATTTGGGCTGCCAGACACAATTCCTAGCTATAAATATACTCTTGAAAAGAGTCAATATGCCGCTATTTCGGAAGAAATGTTACAATTCTTTGCTGGCGTAGCTGACTTTCACAATTTGATTGGTGCCCCTGTTAATAGATATCGAGAAAGATATAAAGATTTAGAAAAATTAAGAGAACTCTTTTTCCGACGAGTTACCGAAGTAAAACAAGTAGAAAAATTTCTTGATTATTATCGATGGTTTGATGATTCTCTATCACAGATTATCGCTCAGCTTTTACCAGCATCCACGGACTTTGTAGAAAATTCCTATAACACTATTGAAAGTCATGTCTTAGAGAGAAATAAATATAAAAGCCAGTTCCCCACGCTTAAACTAGAAGATGATGAACTTCAGGCCGCAATGGAAGGTCAATATGCCAACAGCTATCCTTATGTTGCTGGTTCCACTCCTCTGCCTGAATCACCGCGATCCACTAAAAAGAACCGATGGTTTTGGGAAAAGAGAGCCAATCGATCCGCAGCCGAAATTACATCAGGCGATGCGACAGTCGATGAACAAAGAAACACTATTAAAAATGTTATATATGAAAATCCTCATTTGAGTCAAAGTATGACACGAGCCTGGACGGGCACCAAATTTTATGATGGAAGATGGTTAGCCGTCAATCGTCTTGCAAAAACCGTAGCTTTAAAAGTAACAACTCCATTTGAAAGTGCTAGCTTATCTTTAAAGGGCGGTGTTAATTTCACGGATAATAAAAATATTCAGTTTACCTATAACGCTCTTTATCCTGCGGGCCCCGTAAACGGTACTAATAATGTGTATGTGCCTGAAAATGTAATGGTAGGATTTACAGATGATATGGAAAGATATCACGAAACCATCGATCTAGAAGATGTAAATATGAAATTTAAGCGTCGTCTTAAAATTAATCATGGTAGAAACTGGGAGGATGGTCTAGGGTATTCCAATGTTAAATCTTCTTATGCTTTCCCTTTTAATATTATTACGCCAGCGGTTTCCTCTGGGTATAACAAACAAGTTATAGACAGAGTCACAGCCAGTGTTCAAATTACTAATTTACATCATGATGGTTACGGCCCAAATATGGAAGTTCCCATGCAGGGCCCTTTCACAAATTATGCAGTCGGAGGCCATCAATCACGACATGTGCCATTAAACACTGGTAGCGATAATTATACGAATCGACCAGAAGCTTGGAAATTGTTATTAGGACAATGTAACGGTGTTAGTGTTACGTCCGGCGCAATTGGAATGGCAGGCCCTGATTATCCGTGGCCCGAAGCCAACGAGGAGGGCGTACGCCCTTATCCGATGACTGCTTCCCAGAAGGCAGTTTATTATCGCGGCTTTATTGCGAAACGACCGGTTAATATTAGAAATATTTTATTAAAAACTGGATCTACTATTTTAGGAAATTATTCTAAAAATTATGAGATAATACAATCGGTAGGAGCATTTTCTAATCCTAGAAATTTCATTGAGAATCAGCCTGTCCTTCCTGCGCAAATAATCAAAGCCACCCAAGGAAGAACATTTTTAGGAACCCGTCGAGAAAGCGGAAGCCACTTCCAGTTTACATCCGAATATTCCACTGGATATTTAACCGGTGCCACCGGAGATTCTATCATTACGGCGCGTTTTTCGGCGCCGGGCGGTATGGAAGTAATGTCAAAAGGATATTTAGACATCAGAGGTTCTGAATATTCTCCTTATAACAGTCTTTTAAATCGAAATTTGAGTGTTATAAAGCCAACTCAAGGCCCTAGTGGAACATTCTCCGTGCCAATTGGAACAGGAACGGCTGGAATGCGGGTGAATGATATCCATGGAAAAGATTTCGGCTTACGTGCTCTCCTATCGCGACACAGCGCTAGATTTGGTAGAGACTCTTTGTTTGTTACTACCTCCAACAATCTTCCTGGCGCCTCTTATGAGCAATTGCCTAGTTTCCAAAAAATTCATAGAAACACCCAGAGAAGAATAAGAATAACTAATGATGGGACTCTTTCCGATATTGGAACCGTTACAGTGGAGTCGTCATCTCAATTTGATAATTATTTTGTTCAGTACGCCATTCCTCGTTCAGATCGTCAATATTCTTGGTTTACGTCTTCGCTATTAGACTCCAATAGTACTCGATATTTTGGATATGCGCCTTTACAACCACCAGATGTTGCTGGTTATTATTATAATCCAAATACCGAGCGCTATGTATCATTTTTTGATTTTATAACTGGTAGCGATGTTACATCTTCTACTCTCCCCACCATGTATCAACCCACGAATCCTTTAAACATTTTTGTTGTTGATGCGGTGAGTGGAGGCGTGAACAACATTCTCGGTTTCCCCACGGCAGCATTAGATACCAATGCAAATAAATATTTTAACAAGAGTTTTCTTGCTGTGGTGCCCACAGCAGTGTCTAGTGCTGTTACCGACAATCAAGCCAACTATTTTAATCTTTTGATGGCAAAACGTGGAAATGCTTATGGGTGGAATTGGAAAAGCACGCACCAATCATATAATTCAATCTTAACAGCCGAAAGAAACACTAATCAGATTTCTATTGCAGATGAAAATAATGCTATAACTCAATACGCTTTAAAACCGGTCTCACTCCGCGGGCGCCCAACTTATATTAATTTTAGCGCCTCGCCATCCGTGACAATAAAAGCAACCAACAACAACGAAAAGATATACTTTTCAGATGTTGATTTATCTGATTACGTCTACGGCTCTTCCGTTGATACGACGACCACCCCCTATGATCAAATTGTAAGCCTTATGAAAGATGATTTAAATTGGATTGCTTACACGGAGGAGATGATCCCCTCGGCACGAAATGAGTTTGAATCCTATTCTATGGAAAGAACTGGGTATGATAATAAATATTGGCGTGCCACCAATGTAGAAAGAGTGGCACTAGGAGCCACCGTCCCCAACTCATTTGGGTTTATTGATGACCTCTCTCAAAGTAGTTGGCCGCTTGATGCACCGGTAGATTTTTTGACGAGAACAGGACCCCCTACAGGAACCCTCCCGGCGCTAGTGATTTTCCCCACGTCAGGTTCCGCTGGAGAGTTACAGAACACCTATTTTTCTTATTTTACTGGGACTTTGGCTGATGGTGCCCTACCTGTTGAATACAATGCTCCGCGCATGTTAAGATTCGGTGGATTATACAATAGAAAGCACATGGTTTCAACTCGTAGATCACCAGTTTCGCCTACTGGCCCCGATCCTATCGGCACTGTACCCCCTGCATCTGACTTTGTAGGAACAATTGATCCTTATTCTGGTGAAGCCATATGGGAACCTGGTGGGCAAGCAGGTATTTTAATAAAAGATGGTTCGGCCTTGACTTTTGAAAGTCACCCTTCTGAGCCGTGGTTTAAAAATTATGATTCCTTTAAAGAGGATGTGAAATTAGTTGCGAAAGGATATTCAATTATCCCTGAATTTCGTATTAGTACACATGTTGAAGATTATATGAGAAATGGAATAGACGATCCTGCCAAAACAAATACTTTTGAAATTCCCGGCACTACTATTACAAGTGCTGATAGTTCCTTTTATCGAGATTATTCTAATTCGGAATTTATGAAAGATTTCTTAAAGGTTAAAAGCGACTCACTCCTTAATGCGACCGAGATTAAATTAATCTGCAGCGCTGCGATTAGACTTAATCCTTATAAAGGGTTTTATCCGTCTCAGCGAACCTTAAATTTAATATCCCAATTTTCTAAATCTTATGGGAATGGCCTTATAGGAAGCGCTCTACGAAATGCCGCCGTTATGACTGAATACGGTTTTCCCAAATTGTTACAACCTGCCGCGGCAGCCGGCGCCTTACGTCCTCTATTCCAAACTTTATTTGCTCCGGGTATTCTTTATAATTCTATTAAATCTGGAATGGCTGTTGATTATCCTATTCTTTTAGACGATTCAAAAATAGAAAGAAAAACTGATTTTTATGGAACGTCTGCGCCAGACACTGAGTTTAATCCCACCACAGATAATTGGGCCCTCACCCCGGCTCGAAGTGGGAGTAACGATGTTACCTTGGGACTAGGCTATCAGGGAGGAGAATTTTGGGATAAAAGAATTTCGTTTGAAAACATTATGACACCCGAAAAAGAACTTGCTGGCCTTTCTCTTTTAGATTGTGAAACTCATCCTTCCATGAGCTTACAAGTTACAGCTTCTTGGGACGGCCAGGCCAGCGATAAACTTTACACACTTATGGCCAAAAACTTCTTTGGCGAAGTGGGTAATTTTTTCCTAAAGGATCAGTCATTTACAAAATTAGAATCAAATGTTTTAACTGATGGGATGACTTTTGATAGTGGGAGTTGGTTTGGTGCTAGATTAAAATTGAGGCGCTCAACCACCGGTGGCCGCTCATATCAATATGAATCAGGATCAGATGGGACCGGTCGTCCTTATGGAAAATTTGGAGGCTTAGGCGTAAGAGGTCAAGCCAATCAAAGTCAGTATCCATTACGCGTTCACTTTGTGTCGGGCGCTGAATTTCCACTTCCCCAAGATCCTCGTCAAAATATTTTCTTTAAAGAAAGCTTTACGATGTATAGTCGTCCTACTGCATTCGGCCCGCCAGTAGGCGGGCGCCCCACAGGTTCATTTGCCACGTTGGCTGAACATAATGGCTCTGCCGAAATGGGTACAGTGGCCTGTGCGCCAGTAGACAGTTTTAGCGGCTTTAACTGGGCCTTTACCCCTCCCTATTATAATGGTGAAGCGTGGGTGGACTTAATATTTAAGCCCGGTAGACAGGGCACCCGATCATACGACTTAGATAGAATATTATCTGAAATTGAAACAGTATATTGGCGCGTCGACCCGGGGTATAATGGTATGGGTATTTTTCCTTGGGCAGATGGAGAAACCCCCCTCTTAAGATCTTTTGTAGATTTTTCGGCGTCACTACAACCAATTTATAGTGGTAGAAATGTTAACGCCAACGCTATGCAAATTAGCGCTAGTATAAATATATTTGGTGTGGAAGACGTAGACGAGCAGGAAATGGATGCATTTGGAAATCAAATCAAAAGCACCAACAAAGTGGCCGGAAAGAAATGGGTCATCCAGCCGAAATTTGAGACCCCAATGATGAATTTTAGTGATAATAGTATCCGACCCATCTCTGTGGCCGCGGGGACTTTGACTCGGCCGGAAAAATATGGTTCTGCTGCAGTACCAAGAGGTATGTGGCACCAATTTGGCATTCTACCATCAGAACCCAATGAGGGTATATTCCTCGAAATTGGAGATATTCCTACTAATTGGTTACAACATCATTATGATGTTACTAATGCTGATAATTCTATATACAATGATAGCGATGCAACCGGCGCCGGCCAAAAAGTTTATAAAAGAATGAAGTCCTTAACAGATTTAGTGGGCTTTAGCGATACAGGCGTTAGCGCTCGACTTGGCGAATTAAGAGAAAATGTAATTCTTCGCGAAGCAATTGTGGCGGTTCCGTATATCATTGAAAGCGTAGAAAACAAAACACTTAGAAGAGGAGTGGGAAAATATTTCTCTCAAACTAGAAAGAAGTTTATTGATATCCCCTTAGACCGATATAACGCAGCCTTAGATGAAGAAAAAGGAAGCCTCACGGGGGATTCTTTGGATGCCGCCGGCGCTTCGATTAGAAAATTAGTACAAAAAATGGAGAGATATATATTGCCACCTCAGTTTGATTTCTTAAATAATGAAGCTGTAGATCCTATTGTAATGTATATGTTTGAATTCGAATATAAATTAGATAAAAATGATTTAGCTTATATCTGGCAAAATCTTGCTCCACGAAATTATAAAAAACTTACATTGAAAACAGAATCTATATGTCATGATTTGTCTATTAATGAATTATTAGAAGAAGATGATATTATGGAGAATAAAAACCTTAGATGGATGGTATTTAAAGTTAAACAAAAGTCTCAAATAAGTTATGATGATTTGGTCCAATCTCAAGCGCGCGCCTCTTCGAAAGGAACATTTAATTTTAACGAAAAACGATCTCGCGAGAGATCATCACTCACTTCTAGGGAAAAAGAGTCATCAACTCGATCAACTAGATCTCCGAGCCGATCCAGGGCCGTAACTACATCTGCCACTGGTTATGAAATAGGATATAACTGGCCTTATGATTATATTTCGTTTGTGGAAATGATCAAAATGGATGTTCAACTATTATATGAAAAAGTTGATGAAGAAACAGGTCTCCGCCGTAGGTCCACCAAGGATTCAGCCGGACGAGAAGACGTTTCGGCCACCGCGGCAGGCATGAAAGTGAGTTCTGGACTCTCTTCCGACGCAGGCTCTTCTGGACTCTCTTCCGACGCAGGCTCCTCTGGACTTAAACGCACCAAGAAGCTTTTGGGGGGTGACTAATGGCAAAATTTCTTAACAAAAAAGAACAAGTTTATGATTTAAAACTCACAACCTATGGCCATCATTTGTTAGCTGTAGGCACGTTTAAGCCTACTTATTATGCATTTTTTGATGATAATGTGTTGTATGATGCTACTTATGGCTCTGATGGCGCTGGATCATGGGCCACGTACACACAGGTGGATGACTCCCCATCTGATATAGATGGATACACCTTAATTCTTACTGATGCCGTTGCCAATACTCATACTCTTACTTTTATCGATGAATGTCCCGGCGAATGCGACAAGCCTACTACTTCTAAAATTATATATGTGTGGGGCCAGACCACTGCTCAAGGGATCGCCGAAGAAGTAAAGAGAGGAATTAATCGTGCATATGTGGCTGGGTTTATTAATATGAAGGCCACTCGTAATGGCTCTATTGTTACATTAAGAATGACTGATAAGGGAATCGAGGGAGATGGAAAAACGTTGGGTGGTACTATTTTCACCGGCGGTGAGGCTACCAAAACACCATTTGCTAACGGGTCACCTATACAATATGAAGGGCAAAACAACGTCCATAAAAGAATTAAAGAAGAAACATCATATTTTGAAGGAATTACTTTATTTAAAGATATCGAGGATACTCTTTCCTTACAAGAGGCGGCAGTAGGTTCTTGGGAGCAGACGATTACACCAGCTACCTATATTCAAAGAGAAAACATATTTAAACTGGACAAAATGATTAGTGATGCATGGCTTGATGGTGATACTCAAAAGGCTCCGGCATGGAAGGTTGTTACACTCGCAAGTACTATTACCTCATCTCAAGTTTGGGATAATGTTTTTAGTTCTTCCATTCCCCAAATAAATATTGATTTATTCTACTCCCTGCAGACAATTAGTCCTGAACTCCTTATAGATCCTACTAATGTGATTGATTTAGAAGATACAACTGGCCAGTTTGCTGATGGAGAGAATATTGTATTGGTGAGAGATAATCCTTTAATTTATATGGAGGAAGTTAATACGGAATTATTAACCAAAAATTTTAGTATTGAGGTTTTCGTTACTGGGACATTTTCCGAATTTGGAACGATTCTCCAGAGAAAGTATTTCGAAAGAGAAATTCCTCAAATTGCCAATGAAATGCTATTAATGGACACTCCACAGGAAAATCTTCCTACAACCTATACTACTAATAGCGTAGAATATTATTTTGATGTATTGACAGATATGCAGGTAAATCAATTAGATGCGTGTAAGGGGGCCGAGATATTTAATAAACAATCCTATTATGTGGATTTGGATTTTGATTGTGAAGAAGTTCCTGATGTGTCATATTATGATATTTATGGATCAATCGTGGAGCCAGACATATGCCTAGATTAATTTTTAAAGGAAATCCGACCACTAGTTTTGGTAAATTTCTACCAACACCATATATTGATCAAATTACAGTCTATGACAAATATGTTGAGGTGACTATTAGTTTGTTGATCATGGTGCCTGAAGAATATGTGGATGACAATGATTTTATCAAACAGGCAGGCATAACTGATTTATATTATTATGTATTTTTGAGCACCGCAGCTAGCGCCGAAAGTGCTTTAATTAATAAAGAATCTAATATATTGCAGTCAATGTACCTGACCGCTGGCGATCTTGAGTACGAAGAAGACAACTGGCTAGCCGAGATGCTCGAAGCCGTTGACGATGCAGCAGGCCAGTTTAAACAATTAGAATTAGGAACGTTGGCCGGAGATTTTACAGAATCGGATGAAGAATTATATACGCCCGATGGCATTAGGATCCGAAAATTTCAAGCCACCACTACCTTTCGCGAAGCTAGCCTTTTAGTGGAGTCCGGCAATTCTTGGGAAACTACGTTTGATGGAGGTGCTTTATTTGCCTTTTCGTCCCCCTTAGAATATCAAGAGTTAAAAGGGGATTTATCTGAGTTCAATGAATATCTAGAAAATCCGCCCCTCATCAACAATAGTCTTAGTAACATTTCTTATGAGATTATTTTTGAAAATGGCGCCATGAAAGATTCATCAGAGATGATTTGGGTAGATAGGGACAAGGCCCCCTATGATGGTTATATTTTACAAGCACTTACAAGCAACTACCATAAAGCGGAAAACATCACTCATGAGGGTATCATAAACTCTATTCAAGCAATATTAGATGATTATGAAGATGAAGCACAAACCGACTCTAACTTACAAAGTGTTATAAATGATATTTCTTATGTATTATCTGTTTATGAGCTTGAGCCAGAGTTGTTACCGCGACTTAATTTATTAAGAAAAACATTCCCTAGTAAATCTAGTGTTACTACTATCGGCAAATTATATGTGAGATTTCGTAAAAAGATATTTGAAGCGAATAAAGCAATTTTGGCAGAAGATAGAGTATTTAAACAATTGGTGGTCAATCCCAAAATTATTGATAGGAGAGACCCAACCGGTCGCGATTGGGAATTAAAAGCAATCGATACCCATGATGATGAGAATTTGTTATATGAGCGGTGGTATGTAAGCAGTGCTGTGGCATATAGTGAGGATACGGACGACGATGACGATCCCGATAAAATTGTTACCAAGGGATTTTTCTTTTTTGATTATTATAAATTAAAAGATAGATGTAACGCAATGTTAATTTTTGATCGTAGTTTATTAGAGCAATATTTTGGAGATTCTATATTACATTCAACTTTAAAAGTTACCACTGCTGAAATAAAAAGACAAAAATGGGGGCGTTCTGGTACGGAATGGGACACATCGACTTCGCTACCGGACTATGCCGTTAATGATACGTATATTTCTATGTTAGCTACTATTGACGATAACCCAAAAACAACACAAGTTTTATACACTTATGAAACTGATGAAGAACAAGAAATGGGAAATTATTCTTTTGAGGACAAGACTAGTGGCGAAGAAATTTATGCATATCTGATGCTTAGAAGCTTTGATTTGACACATAAAAGTTATTTAGGTTCCTATCAATTAATGTGCTTTCAATTTCGGGATATTTATGGTAGTGATTTTGTAAGTGAGGGAAATTATGAGGATCCTTACTGGGAAATGGTTTATGTGGCCACTGTAGAAGGTGAAGACAACACCATGGATTTAATCAAGGAAATTATAAGTTCTTATTTTGACAAGATGAACACTTTTGAAGAGTACTATGACGCCGCGAATGAGGCCTGTAGTTATAATGATGCCGATGGAAAATTTAATAGTTTTTTTATTGAGGCAATGAACCAAGAATATTCCGGTGATTTTTCGGCCGCTCCTTGGATTTGGATGCCCATCGTTTACAATATTCACAAAGATCTACTAAATAATAAATTTGCAGGAGAGGAAGAAGACCTTATTAAAAGCTCTAAAGCCATTAGTGCTAAAATCTCTCCTTATACTGGAACTTTGGCACAACTAGAAATATTTTGGAATCAAGTTCAAACACTCTATAATGAGAATTATGATGGATGGAATTACGATATCGCGGATTCTGATACAGAGCCCACTCTAGCCATTCCTAAATTATTATGGACATATGAGTCTGAAGCCAATTCTTTTAGTTATAGCGCTGGGGTAGAAGACTTACCACCTATATATGGATTCCCCAACCCGGACGATCCTAATGAGTGTTATCACATCCGCGGACCCGAAGATGATCCTGTTCCTAATGTACAGTCGGATGACTGTTCCACCGGATATTATTGTTGGTACAACGACGAGGTCGGCTATAATAAATGTGAAGTGATAGAGGAAGCCGAGGCGCCGGAAGAGGAAGATTGCATCGTTTATGCCAATTTCCCATTCAGGGCCTCGGGCGACTCATGGGAACATTATGGAATTCAAGTAGAAAACGATCCAAAAACTAAAACGCAATTAATGCAGTTTATTGGTAGTGAAATGCAGACTTTAGCACATGCATATGTAGATACTTTCTCTATGTCGTCCGATGACGCGCATTCATATGTCCGAAATTTTCTTGCCCTGATCTTCACGTATGGTCCTAGTGGTTGGGGCTCCACCATGAATGTCGCCAACGCATTTTATAATTGGTTGGTCCACGTCCTCGACACAGGTGTCTTCGAGGGCGACATCGAGGACTTTTCAGTTCCTCTGATGAACCTGGCTAAATATATTTATCCAAATGACTCCAACAGCTATACTCATGTAAGCGATAGTCCCGATGATGATTATTATTACACGAATGATGATGGCTGTACCACAGGCCCCGCATTTGATATTAAATCTGCAATTGAAAGTGGAACGTATATCGCGAACTACGGTAATATCGTGTTCGAATCTCCGGGCGACGAGGAAGAGGATAAGGATATTCTGTATTGGCTAGACAAGCTTAGTTTACTTTAAAGGAAAAACACACAATGGCATATTTAAATGTAAAAAACACACAAGGCAAAATAAATACGAAAGGCGCCAAATCATCTAAAGGAGGCCGCCGCCGCACATCCAACAGAGGAACAAACCGGCGAGGTTCTCAAAAAAGATTAGCAGCCAAAACAACAAAACCAGGCAAAAGATTAACCCAAGTTACAAATGCGCGATCAGCTTCACGCAACAACGCGAAAGTTAATGGAAAAACAGTTAGTAAAAACTCGGACACATATAAGGTAAAAAATGGAATTACCTTATTAGCCAAACGAGGAATTGCCACTTCCGAAAATAGTGATGTATCCACTGCTTTTTCTTCGGAAGCCTTTTTGTTTGCGATTGGGTGTACCATTGTAAAAGACGGTGAAGAAAGCAAAGATACCTTTTCGCTTTTAGATGTTTGCACCGATAGTGAAACTATTGCTAATGAAAATATATATGACACACAACAATTTGAAAAAACCAGAAATAAGAATATTGCCCTGAAAGATAAATTTAAGAGCCCGGATGATACGATATATGAGTTGGATGATTCCCCCTCCTTAAGAGAACAAGAAGAAAGACAAGCACAAGAAGAAGAAACTGCCCCAAGTGTTGTGGGGGTCGCTGGTGCGCTCGTAACACTTAATACTACTCCAGGTAATGGTCTAGTATTAAAGCAACTTTTGAATACATGAGATAATTATATGAGAAGAAGAGGAAAATACAATGGCTGAGTGTACAGGAACGGGCTATGCCATGGGTTGTTGGACCTATGATTCATGGGGTGTACCCGACACGAGCACCTCCTATTGTTATGACGGTAAATGTTATAGTGAAGAGGACTATAACAACTTGGATCTTTATGGAAGTACTGGCACTTATGGAGGTACTGGCACACGAACAACCGCAAGAGATGTGGCTTCGGCTATAGGAGGCACTTCTATCGGACCTGGCCAACAACTGAGCGACGGAGAATCAGTCTCGGCTGTTTTTTATATCCCTAATATGGACTACCTCGCCGATTCAGGTTATTATATAAAACCAGCGTTTAAAGGCACTACAGATTTAGACAAGGCCGATAATTTAGAGGATGGGGACATGTCAATTGCATTTGATAAATGGGAAGAAGATGGAACAACCTATAACTCTTATTATACGGCAGAAACTTCGGGGGCACCAGAGATTACTATTAACGAAGAGTTGTATCGTCTCGATACAAGTGCGTTTCAAGAATACGTATACGAAGTAATCGAAAACTACGAGACCATGACAGAGGAAGAAGCGATGACCATTTATCTGACTATACAGGCGATGAATGAACTGGAGGAGGCCACTGTTATGAACTATGAGGAGGAATTAGAAATCTGGAATGAGTTTTTGAGTACTCAGATTGATATAGTTAATCAGATTATAAGTGAACACCAGGGTGAAATAGACACCGTCCTGTTTCCGGTGATTAATTTAGGTGAAATTTTAATTCATTTTGCCAACGAATATTATGGCTCAGAAGTATATGCTTTAGTTGACATCTTCTGGTCCGCCGGAGCATATACGCAGTATCAATCCTACCAGGGGGTTCCGTTTTAAAATGAGAGGGAAATAAATGGCAGCAGAAAGTACAACACCAGAGGCAGAAGGATTCACCGGAGAACAGTCTGGTTTCGTTTCGAGTCGAAGCGACATGATGCAATCACAGATGCTGCGAGCCCTAGGCGCAGATGAAGCCGATCTCTACGTCGAACTCGAAGAGGATCCTTATGCTATAATATTAACAGTAGATTATCACCCTGCAGAAGAGTTGCGGCTTGAAGAAAAGTTTGGATCTGTATATACTATGGAAGAATTAATCGCGACAGCAATAGCAGATCTTGTAGCAGAGTCTGCGGCAACTCAATTAAATATAGAATATACCTATCACCAAATAAAATATTTTCCTTTTAAAAAGGAGAACCTATCTTCCTTTGAGGAAGAAGTATCAGAAGAAACCTTAAGTCTTTCTACTACTTATGGCAGTGAAGCCGTGACAATGGGTGACTACGAGTAATAAATATGTATACATCAAAACAAATAAAATTAATTAGCCTAAATCTTTTATCTGGCTCTACCGAAACATTTAGAACGGCAAATGGTGGTTATTACGAGGTAGTCAGCGCTTCAGAGGGAGAATATTTAGAAGAGGTAGAATATGCGCCATGGCAGGGGTATACCGAGCCATATCCTGAGCCGTTGTCTCCTTTTCTAAAACAAACTCTTTATAATGTGAACTTAAAAGAAGAAATTTCTAATGACGTAATGATACCAAATTATAGAGTGCCCGTGCGCCTTATGGCAGAAGACTCGACGGTAAAAGATGATAATTTTTGGAAAATTATTTTATTAGGAGGAGAATTTGGAGGTATTACATATTATCCCATTTATACTGATTCTGTGTTCGAAAATTTATCTAGTACTTATACTCTTCCCTATAATCAATTAGAAGCAAATATTGTTAATTATGTAGCGGAAAACGCTGCCCTTACAGACACTATTCAAATATCCTATGATTATAATCAATATGTACCCAAATATGAAAATTATATCAACACTCTTGAATCAGATAAACTCATACCGAATATGTATTTATTTAAAATGTATGAAGTAGAGTCATCTCCCGGTTTCCCACCCGAAACTAGTGAAGACGTTAAAAACTTTGTCACGCTGGAAGGCACATATGAAGGCCGCCCAGGACGCTTATTGGCTGAATCTCAAGTTGTAATAGATAGATATAATAAAGATCATATATCATATGAAGATTCATCGATTAGTCAATATTTATCATCTTCATTGGTGATAACGCCCTTATCGGCATCAACCACCGACAGCATCAAGAATCAATTTGAGAATATTATTTTTGATGGCGCCCTATTAACTGATGAAAGCAACGATAGTACCTATTCCACAATGGATGAGTCGAATCACATGATTCCCTTTTATATGACATTTAGTTGGGAGAAAGAGGAAGGCGCCGAATTCGGCCCCTTTCGTAATAAAATACAAACCTCACGTTTTATCCCTAAATTTATGAAAACTCTGAAGGAAATTTTTACTAATCAATTAGATGATTTGGGGCCTGTGGAAAAAACATTTGTAGCCGAAACAAGGTCCACATCTGGTTCAATCGAGACCGCTACATACTCGGATGTAATATCGACACAAAACACCACCTATAAAAGTATAGACTTTCTCGAAATGTTAATTTATGCCTATAATAATTTTATTTCTACCACTGATAACTGTTATTTTATGGGCCCCGACTCCTTTGAAAGAAGGGCCGTTATGGACACTACAGGATCATATAGATACTATAATACACAGGCCAGCTTAGATATGATTACCGAAACAATAAGTTATTTAATTTCAGAAGAAGACGAAAGCGGCTTCCTGGATGCTGACACTGGCGCTGGTTTGGAAGATTTATATGATTTAAGTATGAAATACAATGAGGTTCTTGCTTATAGAATTGAAAAAGTCGGCGGCTCAGGTACGGGAGATTCATTTACTCAAAATGTTATACAGAATTTTTGGTTTTTTAATACAGAAGATTTTATGAATAAGTTTTCTACTTTCTATGATTCTCAAGTAAAATATAATACTGATTATACCTATAATGTATATTCTTATAACTTATTAATTGGTCCTAAATATTCTTTTTCTGATCTAAGGCTCACCAGATTCATTGGATCGGCAGCACGATATAGCGGCGACACCACTTCTCCGTATAACTGTTTAGAGTTTTATGATCCCACAACCGACGAACCAATAGAACAACTATATGAAGCCGATAATGAGCTAATGGAATCTAATGAAGCAGCCACCAATGCTCAAATTACAAGTTTACGAAGATATATGGCGGACTTTTATCTTAATTATGAACCATCTCTCCAATTAATAGAGATTCCTATATTTTCTAAAACTCTAAAGATAATGGACAATGTTCCAAACCAAGTCAATATAGCGCCTTATCAAATGATGGACGCTTCACAAAAAATTGGTTTCACAATAAATTACGAAACTTACAATGCATCTTTAGATTACCCCTCTACAATTTCTTCTAATGATGTTAATATAAAAAATGATTATCTCCACGGTCATGATTTTTTAAGTAGCAGTTATTATCCTGACAAAAGCGTGTCGAGACAAAGGTATATTGAAATTTATAGAACAGAAGAAATACCAGCTACAATTGAAGGCTTTGATGGAAACCAATTACAAACTCTTGATTTAAGAGATATTGGCTCCTTAAATACCATCTCCAGCATAGAATTTCTTAACACAATTCGAACAAACAAGAAATATTATTATGTATTTAGAGCCCTTAACGAACAAAAGATGCCAGGACATTTATCCGAAATTTATGAAGCTCAACTAATTAATGATGGTGGATATTTATATTCTATCTTTAATATTTTATTTGAAGAGGACTTAGAACAAGAAATTTTCGTTAATCCTTCTCAAGAGTTTAAAAAGATATTTGAACTTCAACCAAATATCACGCAACTAAAACTTGGTACCGACGAAGCAGATTTTTCCCAACCCGCTAATACTCAAATAGAAAATATTACGGTTGGCGCAGACGTACCGGACACTTTGTGGGACAAAACCTTTAAAGTTCGATTAACTTCTTTAAAAACAGGAAAAAAGATTGATCTAAACTTTACATATAATTTACGGATAGATTAATAAAATGACAACTATTTATGAAAAGAGAGGAAAATAAATGGCTTTTTTAGACAACTCGGGCGACATTATTTTAGATGCAGTTCTCACCAATCTTGGGCGCCGGAGAATGGCACAGGGTAATTTTAAAATTACCAAATACGCCTTCGGTGATGATGAGGTTGATTATTCTTTGTATAATAAAGATCACCCGTCAGGTTCTGCATACTATGATTTAGAGATTTTACAGACCCCTCTATTTGAAGCGTTTGCAAGTTCCGATATTGGTATCTCATATGGATTAGCATCATATGGCCGAACCGATTTGCTTTATTTGCCTGAGATTAAAATGAATGAAATTACGGCTGATCAAGCGGTACAAACCACATCAGGCATTATTTATCTTGCGGCCAATGCCGAAACAGGGAAAGCCATCAAAGCAGCCGGCGCACTTGGTAATAGTAATAAATTTTTAGCCAATGGTTCTACCACGGGCTATTCAATTGTTCTTGAATCGGGTCTAGACACCACAGACCTGATCGCGGACTCCCAAAATCGTATTAGTTACCTAGTGGCAAACAACTTAGTGGATAGTACTTTTAATGTTTATTTTGATACGAGATTTATAAGTAATGCATTAACCCCTACTTCTAATTCAAGATTTACAAATGATAGTAGCGGCAATGATAAAGTAAGCATGAGATTAAAAACCTCTACTGGTACTTCCAAAGCATCGGGACTGTCTAATATGGGAGTAACAACCGCACGAGGAATAGCTGATACGGTTTATAATGTGTCAGCAGGTGGCGCTAGCGGAACGGATGTTTCGGTGCTCTCGGGGCCCCGTGGTGCAGCCACATCCCTAAATTTTAAAATTTTGACAGGATTAGATAATGAATCAGGAGGAACTACAGATTCCAAATTCTCATTATATGGGAAAACCGCCATTGCGGCCGCAACTGTATTTTCAGGCGATACGAGTGGTTATACTTATGATTATATCGACACTGAAGTTACTGTAGAAGGAGCTAGCAGCGGCGCCAGATCACAACTTACTCTGCGCATTATCAGAAGGGCTAGCTAAAACTGAGGAGATTAAATGCCTACTTTAAATTACGAAAGTATTAACACTAACACCGATGTAACAACTACACGGACATTGCTACACGAATCTATTCCACTAACAGGAGCCATCATGAGTGGAACCTATGGAAGCGAAGCTAGCGAAGATAACATCAAGAATTATGTACATGGAATGTTTCAATCTGTATATGATTATCCTTATTTGAGTTCATCGGCAAATCATATTTTTGATATTTCTTTGGGATATCACTCAAGTTCCCCGTTTAGTAGCTCTGCTAATACTCAGAATGCTAAAAAGATTAATATGTATACCGAGTTTGCGCAAGTCTTGCTAGGATATACAGGAAGCGATAACTCGGTAGAAATCTTTGAGAGCGATATTGACTTTGGCGATAACGATAATCAAATGGATTCTTGTTATTTTGTTAATTTTTCTCGATTGATTACTAAAGACCAGGTCAAGAAAGGTTCTTTTTCTATGACCATTGGAACCGGTTCGTGGCTGACGCCTTTTGATACTAATGACAACGGCTCCAGCAACGGCACCACCAGTGGATCTGTAATTGTTATAACAGATGCATCTGCTTCGGAAACCGGAGGCACCAATACAAGAGGAAATGGCGGCGAATATGGGGTTTTATATAGACGCTATGGGCCCAACGGTACATACACATATTCAGGACTTAATGGCCTTAAAGATAATGGGGTAGGAGTTGTATTTTACCAAGCCGGGATTGCTGTTCTGACTTCTTCTTTGTGGGATAAGATGCCCGATCTCCCGACAGGCCTCCCCGCAGTCGGCGGATTCTATAGAAGGCATTCTGATGGGTTTATTCAATCTGTATCGGGAGCCTTTACTGGCTCAGCGATTAGTGCTTCATGTGATGCTTTAAGACATCGTATTGCTAATCTTACCTTTAACAACACAACAGAGATTAACTCTACAATTTATTTCTGTCGCGCGCCCCATAATAAATTTAATTATAGTAGTAATCCAACCTATATATCGGGTAGTAAGATTAGGGTCAAGAGCGTATCAAGCGATAGTCCTGTATCATATGTTACTACCGTCGGACTTTATAATGCAAGCAATGAACTTATGGCGGTCGCTAAGCTTTCAGAGCCACTTAAAAAGGATCCAACCAACGAATTAACTTTGCGTGTAAGACTGGACTATTAAAATGTCGTTCAAGGAATTTGGACCAAACGATATTATTTTAAACACCATGAAAACTCACCCATTGAGTGAGTTTTTCATTTTTGATAGTGTTATTTATTATAATAACGAAAAACATCTATCCGGTACCTTTAGTGCCAATACTAAAAATGTGCCTCCTGGGTTTATTAGTTTATATGAATATAATATTGATAAAATAAGTGGTTCAAACGTCGGAGATCCCGTAGGATCCGGTACGCCGGGAAATAATTTTATTTATCCATGGATTTATAAAGATAGTAATAGAGTTGCTTTAAGAAATTCAGTATCCACCGGCGCATCCTATCAATTTAGTGTGGATGCAGTCGGCGACAAATTATATGGCGCCTACCCTCTTTCTGCTTCTATAACAAGAGAGTTGATGGGAAATGCAGATACTGTGGCACCAGCTAATGGCGCCGGCGAACAGGGATCTGATTTTTTAACTAGTTCAGCCGGAAATATCCTCAAGCAGTGGAAAGCTACGCCCATATATCCTCATTATTGGGCTCTTAAAAATGCCTTAAATTATTATGGTGCCCAAAGTAAACACTATAAAGTAACAGGATCCTGGACTGGCAATGGCCAAGTTCCGCGCGGACATTCGATAAGCCTGCCGGAAGACACCACCTATGAATGGGTTAAGGATCAACAAATAATTAATTTAATTTCTATTCCTGAGATATTTTATGGATCTAAAATAAAACCCGGCTCTTTATCTCTCAAATGGTATTTTACTGGTTCTCTTATAGGAGAACTGCAAGACACAAAAAGAAACGGAGAGTTAATACAAGTAAACACCAGCAGCAACCCTGCACTGGCAGATAATAGTGGTTCAGTCGCCGGAGTGGTATTATATAATGAGGGATTTATTCTTTTAACAGGATCTTGGGCGTTAAATGCAGAAGCCATTCC